AGTAACAGATCTTATTGGTAAGAAGATTACTCAAACTAGTGGTACATATGCTTCTGCCATTGTTGATAATGTCATATATGATGGTAAGTATGATGGAGAAGATTTGTATGAGATTATACTTAACGAAGCAAGTGTAAATGGAGAGTTTTCCACAGCTACTAGAACAAAATTAACTAAATCTATTCTCACTAGTGATACTGTAGGAAATAAGATTGATGTAGAATCTACAATGGGGTGGATTAAGAAAGGTGAATTCATTATTGATGACGAGAAATTCACCTTTGAAGATAAGAATGTTAATCAATTTATTATTAATACCAGAGAAAGTACTACAACATATCCTATAGGCACTACTGTAACATATGGAGCTAATGTTTCTGGTTCTAACGTTACACTTTTAGTCTATGGTGTTTTTTACAACGCAACTAATAAGACGGAAGCACCTTATTCCAATCCTGATGACATACTTGAGATATCAGAACCTGGATTTACTACAACTGATGTAAGACTCGTTGATGCCCAAAATAACCTCAGATGGATTCAGACTACTGGATCAGTACAAGTACCTGCTCTGAGCGATTTAAACACCAATGTAGCAGCGATCTATGAGGATGGAGAAGGATATTACATAGCGTCTTCTGGATGGCCTGCACATGCTGTTGCAGCAAGCCCACCTGCTGATGTATCAGATCAGAAATCTTTAAAGATTATTAGAAAGACTCCTATCTCAACTACTGAGACATATGAGACTAAGTATAGAGATGTAGGTATTGCTATAAATGGTATTCCTTTTGCAGGATATAAGGATGTAGATGTTATTTTAGATGGTCCTATTCAAAAGATTACTGTTAATACTAAAGGTAATGGATATAAGGATGATCCTTTTGTATTAATTGGTGGACTTGCTAATCGTGCTATTGCAAAACGTTCTGGTGAGACTGTAGAATCAATTACTGTAACTAATGCTGGTGATTATACTGCCACACCAGTAGTAGATATATTATCTGGCAGAAATGGTACTGGAACTGCGGTTGTTACTAACGGTGTTGTTACTAGCATTACTATAAACAATACTGGTGAGTATTATTCAACTCCTCCTATTGTAAGGATTAGAGATTCCGCAGGAAAGGGTAGATTTGCTGAATATACTACCACAGTTAATACTACTGGTACAATTACTTCTTTTAATAAAATTAATGGTGGTAATTATTACACACAAGCAAATATATCAGTTGAGGTTGTTGCTGTAGGATCTGGAGCAGCTGCCACTGCAACCGTTAAAGAATGGAGAAAGGACAAGTATTATAAGAATAAGAGTTCATTAGATGCTGAAAATGGATATTGGTTCCAGAACTTTGATTCTGCTAAAGGACATGGATATGCTTATTATGCATCTCCTACTACATTAAGGACAAATGATACTGGAGCAATTCACTCTCCTATTTTGGGGTTTGCATATGATGGTAACCCCATATATGGTGCTTATGGACATACAGACCCACTAGACTCTGCTAGTGCTATTGCTCAGATGACTTCTAGTTATCTTGGTAATGCTACTAGACCTAATGGTCCTTCTACAACAACATATCCTGTTGGTACATTTATTCAGGATTGGGTATTTACAGATGCATCTGGTACATTGGATGAAAATAATGGACGTTTTTGTGTTACTCCAGAATTTCCTGATGGAACTTATGCATATTTCATTACTGTAGATTCTTCTGGTGATCCTAGATTTCCGTATATTTTAGGAAAGAATTATTATTCATTACCATTAGATTCTAACTATAACTCTAATATATCTCAAGATGATCTACCAGTTGGTGCTAATAGATTAAGAACTTCTGGTATTAGTAAAAATGGTGTTCAAACACTTGCTAAAGTTAAAGAAGTAACACGAGGTACTGTATCTTCTGCTTCAATTGTTAGTAGTGGATCTACTTTCTCTGTAGGTGGTAAGTTAGTTGTTGATAATACAGGTACAGGTGGAACAGGGGCTGCTGGAGAAGTAGAATCTGTTAAGGGAAAAACAGTATCTTCTATTGAATCTCAGTCTACTAAGGCACTTTATATTGAACTTAGTAATACTGCATATCTTTTTGATACTGATACTATTACACAGGCAAATACAGGTGCTACAGGTACTATAGTAGGTGATGTATTCTCTGCTAAGAAATTTGCTTTACGTAATGTATCAGGAACCTTTAATGGTACAGATGTACTATCTTCTGATACTAAGGTATTAAATTTCATCTTAGATAAAAAATCTTCCTATAGTAAGAGTGCTATTTTATCCTTTAGTGATGGTGTAAATGCTGCTGTTGCTACAGGTCAAGTTCTAGAGACTACTATAGAACAGAATAGTGTTAAAGTTAAAGTTTTAACAGGAACTTTCTCTGTATCTTCCACGTTATTCTTAACAAGTAGTGATTTAATCAATACTACTGGATCTAAGATTGTTTCAATTAGTTCTTTAAGTGATAATTTAAATCCGTTTAAGGTTCAAGATAATGTTGCATTATTAACAACATCAGATATACATGGAGTAGCAGTTGGTGAAAAGGTCGTTATAGATGTTAATCCAAATGACACTTCATCTACAACAACATACTATGTAAGAAAGAGAGTTTATCAAGAAGCAGTTCTTAAGAACCCAGTCATAGCAACGACTCTGAGCGATACTGGAGTAGGTAGAGTTGCTATATTAAATGGTGGTGGTGACTACACTGCTGGCACATATACCGACATTGCATTGTCAGGTGGATCTGGATCGGATGCTAAAGCAACTATTGTTGTATCATCTGCTGGTCTTGTTAACAGTATTACTGTTACATCTAAGGGAAAAGATTACAAACATTTTGATGTTCTTAGTGTTTCTGGTACTGCATTAAGTAAAGCAGGAGGATCTGCTAAGCCTGACCTTCAATTGAGTGTAGATCATATTGGATTTTCCATTCAGAACACAGTTTTAAATGTTGCTAATGCTGATAAGATTACTGTTAACGATAAATTGCAGATTGGTAATGAAGTTGTTACAGTATTATCTAAGAGTGGTACTGCATTAACTGTTAGAAGGGCAGAGGAATCTACAACAGTACTGGATCATTTTAATGGTGCTAATGTTTCAGTATATAATTTTGGGTATTCACTTCCAATTAACCATGCTACTGGTGCTGCTGCTACTAATGCTAAGATTATATCATATGATTCAAGTACACAGAAAGCAGTATTTGTATGGGATTATGATCAAACACTTACTACTATAACAAAGATAGATCTCAATACTGTATTTTATGATAATAGTACTGATAAGAAGTTGGTTGAGATAGTATCATTTACTGCTCCAGATATCTATTTTGAATTCTCCTCTGATGGTACTACTTTCACAAGAAATCCAAATCTTAACGTAAAAGAGTATTACAGATATAAATTTGATATAACTCATGTCTCAATGAGTGGAGTTGGGTTTGACATTTCTCCAAGTAGGAATTTTAATCTTGTTACTCCTGAGAGAACTATTCATAGTGGTAATCAATGGGTAGATCTTAAATTGGGTTTTGGATCTAGAATTTCAACAAATACATATACAATTAGAAAGGAAGTTCCATATAAGAAGTATTATTATTATGATAGAGATGGAATTGTTAATTCTGAAAAATCCAATTTTAATGTAATTGAAGATCCATTGCAAGGAGAGAAAACTGTTCTCTATGTAACTCCTGATAGAATTGTATATTCAACAGCGATTAAGGCCTCTCATGATGGTACGGGAGTTATGACTTATACTTCTAAGTCATTATTCTCGGTTGGAGAAATTAATTCACTGAAGATTACAAATATAGGTAAAGATTATAAGAAGATTCCTATTGTAACTGGTGTCTATGATAAAGATGGAAAGATTGATAAGACAGTATCTGCTTTCTTGAATAGTACTGATATTGGTATTCCTGTTAGTATAAAAATTGTTAATAATGGTGGTACATATCATAATGACCAGACGTTGAAGTCTAGTGTTAGATCAAATTATATTCTTAAGTTATCTGGATTTGTTAGTGATGCTTTTAGCTTCGGTGAGACTGTAGTACAGAGGTCTGGAGCAACAGAAGTTGCTAAAGCTAGAGTAACTTCTTGGAGAAAGGGTTCTAATATTCTTGTTATTGATAGAGTAAAAGGTGCTTTTGAGGAGAAGAAATCTATTATTGGATTAGCAAACGGTAAGACAGCAACAATTGAAGATATTAGTTATACTGAATTTACTCCTGTTATTAAGACATATTTTGATAATATTGGAAAATATATGTCTGATACTGGTAAAGTAGGTGATGCTAACCAAAGAATTACAGATTCCAATTATTATCAAGATTTTTCATATTTAATTAAATCAAAGACTCCAATTGATACTTGGAGATCTTTAATAAAAGAGACTACACATCCAGCTGGATTTAAGTTATTTGGTGAAGTTGATATTGAATCAACAGCTCAAACTCCAATGAGTAGTAGTTCAGTAACTACTCATAATAGTTTTGTAGAACTTAAAGCGAATATTACTGTACAGAGTACTACTAAACAGATTACACAGTATATTGTATCTGCACAAACTCATACTATTGAGGAAGGTGTTGGATCAGTATCCAGTGATTCAGCAAATACATCAGAGGTATTATCTAAGAATATAAAATTAACTCCTGCTTTTGATGGTTCATTATCAAATAAAGGTAATCTTACAGGAACAAAGACATTTACTATACTTGATGATAATAACAATGTAGTTACACCTTACAATCAACAATCATTGGTAATAACTCTTGATGGTATATTCCAAGAGCCTGGTGTTGCATATACTGTTTCTGGTAATCAAATAACATTCTCACAACCACCAATTGGTCCAAGCACAAAAAATAGTCAGGCAATACCTGGAGTTAGATTCTATGGAAAGAATTATCAGTTTAAGACCAATACTTTAAATTCAAGGTATTTCAAGAAGATTAGAAATATCTTCCAGAAAGGTGGTAGGTGGATTGATGCTGCTAATCAAATAGAACAAAATAGAGAATATATTCAAGGTGAAACTCTTGGTTATATTAAGAATAAGTTTCCCACCAATACTTGGGGTACTCTTTCAGTTAAGTGTTCTAGGGATATTGGATTTATTGTAGATGCACTCTCACATGATATAAGATTTGGTGGTAATCAAAGTATTGTTGAGGCTATTGAGAAGTATTATAATAATGATCTTCTTGATTATATTCAGGGAGAACAAGAAGAGACATTAGAGGCCTATGAATATGCAGTAGAACTTGCTAAGAAAGCAGTTAATAACACATTACCTACTGGTACATATACAACTGTTGCACCTTATGGCAATCCTAATATTCTAGCAGATTCTTCTCCTAGTAAATGTGCTAATGTTATTTCTGCATTAACAACTCTTTCTGGTGTAGTAAGATCTGTCTTTAATGGTGGTCCTGGATCTGTAGATGTGTCTTATCCAGATTATATTGATGGTAAGAATAAGATATTTGAATTGTATTATGAAGATGGATCATCTGTTGCAACTGATCCTAATGAAGATTTATTGATTGCTGTTAGTGGAGTTGTACAACATGATTCTGCTTATAGTATTGATAGAACATCTGTACCAAATAAAGTTGTATTTACAAGTCCACCTCTTTGGGGTCAAGGACCAAATACTAAAACATTACAAGAACCTTTAGCAGTAGATAAGTTCTTTGCTCATGGTGTTGGTTGTTATAAGAGATGTGAAATTAATAAATCTGATGTTGCCGCAGGATCTGCTGGACCATTCTTAATTTTAGATACAGCAGATAAGGAAGTTATTAGTATCAGTGATGGTAGATTTTTATTGGTCTTTATTGATGGTATATTACAGAGAGAAACTGATTCTTATACTATTAATGGTCCTGCTATTACTTTTAGTAAAAAGATATATCCGAAGAATAATATTGAGATAGTATATCTCTATGGTAGAAATCTTTCACAGAGCATAACTTTATATGATTATGAAAGAAACGAATATTATAATGATATAGCAGTCAAATTTGATGGTACTAGTGGATCATTTAATGCTTTTGAGGCATGGTGGGGTAAGTATCTTGATGAAGATATGATTGCATATCAAAAATCTGGCACTGTGAAAAATATTATTGGTAAACTTAAATCTTATAATATTGATAGTTCTGATGATTTAACAATCAAACTTTCTGGTAGAAATCCTGATACATCAAGTGGTAAGGTATATTTTTCTGGTTTGAAAGATTTTAGTGATGAAATTGAACTTGATTTATCATTTACAGTTGCAGTAACTAAAGATGCTGATAATAACTATAAGATGCAAAGAGATGCTTCTAGATGGTTATATGGAAGTAAGAGAGCAGATGAGGCCTTTTATGTTAAGAAGGGACTTGCTAATTTAAATAAAGGTGATCTTATTAAAATTAATGGTGAAAATGAATATAGAACAATAAAAGAGTTACCTCAGTTCTTTAAAACAAAAACTTATAATGCAGGTGATGATCCTTCAAATAGTTTTTTTGGTTCTGTTGCTACTACAAATTATAATGGTGAAGAACGGGGTGTTGGTTTTGCGGTAACATGTACTATATCAGGTGGTTCTGTTAATACTATTACATGGGATAAGAACCTTCCTACAAGTGGTTATGAGAAAGCACCAATTTTACATTTTATTCCTGAAAATCAAGAAGGTGGTGGAGCAAGGGCAGAAGTTATTGTTGTTGATGGTGTTGTTGTAGATATAGTATTGACTAATGGTGGTTCGGGATATACAAAAGCACCAAAAGTTGTTGTTGCAAAACAGTATGATATTGTAAAAGGTAATAGGAAAGTTGATTCTTTCTTTAATATTACTCTTCATAATCAGACCGCTGACGTTGCAGCACCAAGTCCAGTTATTGCTGAAAGTTTTTATAGTAGAACTATTAGTGGAGGTGTTCCTCCAGGTAGTGCTCTAGTTACTGGTGTTGTTGCTAATGTAACTCTACCACCAGTTATTAATAAATTCAATATTATTGTTAATGCTATTGGAGATGATTTAGCAACTTCTCTCATAGTTTCTTACGAGATATATTGTGCTTGGTTACCAAGTAGAGGATCTGTTGATGCTAAAACAACAGATGCTATTGTTAAGGTACATCTTGAACTTGATAGAAGTATTGAGTCTCAACCAACTCATGTAGTTGAAATCGGAAAGGAAACATCTTTCCAATTAGGATTTACAGATCATCGTGGATGGAGTACTCCTCCTGCTGGTTTTGCTAACATATCTTTGAGACCATCCTTCCAGATGTGGGAGAATGCCAAATTTATGGATACGGGTGACATACTACATAATGGTGTATCAGTTTCCGCATTAACAGTTGAAGAATTTACTCGTTGGGGATTTGACCTAGCAGACTTCGCTAACTGGGGTGGATCAGGTATATCTGATGCTGGATATGCATTTAACGTTGGATATCCTTCAATAAATAATTATGTTGGAAGGATAAATCAGAATATAAACAATAGCATCACTATTGTTTATGCAGAATCTACTACCAACTTCCCTGCAACGGGAACTTTACAACTAGGAACCGAACAGATCACTTATACTGGTAAACATAGTGATCGTTTTACAGGATGTACACGAGGTGTAAATGGTACTACTGCTCAAGCGCATTCATATCAAGATCCTTACTTCAGAAGTGCGTAATTAAATACGTATAAATAAACCAGATTCAGTCTTACAAAATCACGGCAATTAGACAATGGCAGCTATTATTTCAGAAAAGTTTAGAATCTTCAATGCGAAGCAATTTCTAGAGTCGCTTACTGAAGCGTCACCAACCAATATGTATTTTTTCGTTGGAAGACCTCAAAAATGGTATGGTTATCTTGAGATTTATAATCAAGTAGGAACATTCCAAGTTGGTGAAACAATCACAGGTGGTGGTTTGACTGCTACTATTAACGAAGTTCACTCAAATAGTTTACTTGTTACCGCAACTACTACAACAGCGGCCCCAGCAGCAGGAAGCACCATTACAGGTGGTACTTCATCTGCAACTGCTAAGTCAAAGACTTATAGATATGCCACTGAAGATGCTCCTCCTGCTCCAATAGACAATCAAACTGAGAAATCTGCCGTATATGATGATCTGATTGCTGCCAAGCGTATTACATCTACATTTGCTCGTCTTGTTGCTCCTCGTTATAACTGGAGTCTAACAACAAACCCTAAGTTTGATATGTACCGTCCATCCTACTCGGTAACTCCTGGTGGCGGTGGTGCAATTGGCACTCAAACTGCATTGGGTTCTTCCGCACTTTCTGGATCTAAGTTTTATGTCATAAACTCCAATTATGAGGTGTTCAAGTGTCTTTATAATGGTCAGACACCTGCTAACCCAACTGGACAGAATGCTCAGAAGGAGCCTTCCACAACTCCACAGGCTTCTGATGGTACATATGCAAGTGGCGTATTTACAGAGGCCGCTGGTACAGCAGGTTATGTTTGGAAGTATATGTACACCCTTTCAACAGGTGATGTTATAGCATTCCTATCCAGTGACTTTATGCCAATGGGAACATATGCTGGTACTGCTGCTGTTGATGGTGCAATTCATATTGCTGTAACAACAGATGGTGGTGCTAACCTTCCTACATCCGCAACACTTTATGTTCCTGTTGATGGTGATGGATCTGGTGCTAAAGTTAAAGTTGTTACAACTGCTGGTGGAGTAATTAGTACTGTAGAAATGGAAGCAGCTGGAACAGGATATACCTATGGTAATGTCCGTCTAGTTACTGGTAATGTTTATACCGATGCTGCTCTTACAACTGGTGCTACAGTTGCTGCTAATGCTAATAGTAAGGTTGAAGTCGTAATATCACCTGAAGGTGGTCATGGTTCTGATCTTGCTAATGAGTTTTTTGCTAAAAGAGTTATGACGAATATTCGTCTAACTTACGCTGAAGGTTCTGGAGATTTCCCTGTAGATAACGATTTCCGTCGTATTGGAATTATTCAAGATCCATTTAACTATGGTACTACAACTGTTTCTACTGCAAGTACTCTTCGTGGTACTTCTGCATTGAAATTAACAGGTAGTGGTGATTATACTATTGATGAAGAGATAACCCAAACAGTAGTTGTTGGTTCAGGTACTGGTACTGCTAAGGGCAAGGTTGTTTCATGGGATGCAACTAATGGCATCTTGAAGTACTACCAATCTCCAGATATCCACACAGATAGCGGTGTAGTACGTCCTTTCAATCATGCTTCTAATGATGTAACTGGTGGTACTTCAACAACTGCACGTCCAATTGATGCAAATGCTGATGCTACTGTTGCTGATATTCCTTTCACAGATGGAAAAGCAACTCCTGAAATCGCAGCAAACTCTGGAGATATCGTATACATAGAGAACAGAAGACAGATTACTAGAGCTGCTGACCAAATTGAGGACATCAAACTCGTAATTGAATTCTGATCTTATCCAAAACTAGAGATAAAGTGAGATGCCTCAGAAGACGAACCTTAATGTAGCTCCATACTACGACGATTTTGCACAGGATAAGAATTTTTACAAGGTGCTATTTCGCCCTGGGTATTCTATTCAAGCGAGAGAGTTAACCCAATTACAATCTATACTCCAGAGTCAGATTGAAAGTTTTGGTAAGTACGCTTTTAAACAAGGCGAACTTGTAATACCTGGCGAAGTAGGTCTTAATACGAAATTACCTTTCGTTAAACTATCCTCAGTATCAGAGATACCTACAAATGTAGATGGGAGTATAGTTTATAAGAAGTATGATATTACCCAACTAAAGGGACAGCAATTAAAAGGTTTAACTTCTGGTGTTATTGCTACTGTAATTGAAGCAAGTATAGCAACAGATACTGCTGCTGATGTAGTATTTGTAAATTATACAACTAGTGGTGATGCAGGTAATGAGGATACATTCCGTCAAGGTGAGACCCTAGAGGTCGTAGATGGCGTTAATACACCACTGATGGTGGTTGGAACCGATGGAAGTGTACTTCCTACTAGTATTTCTGTTACTGATCCTGACATACGTGTATCGTCGTCATTGACGAGCAATGCGATGGGTTATGCTTCTGCTGTTAAAGTAGAAGAAGGAATTTATTTTGTTAATGGATATTTTGTAAGAAATGCTTCTCAACTATTAATTGTTGACAAATATTATAATCAACCATCTGCTAAGGTTGGATTTAAGATTGTAGAGAGTCTTGTTTCCGCTGAATCGGATGCTTCTTTGTATGATAATTCTATTGGATCAAGCAATTACAGTGCTCCTGGTGCAGATAGATTAAAGATTGCCCTAACATTAGTTCAGTATGAATATAATGCAACTACAGATAAGAATTTTATTCAATTACTGACTATTAAGTCAGGTGCTGTACAGAGTCAAGTAGTACAAACAGACTACAACCTTCTTGAAAATACTCTTGCAAGAAGAACTTATGATGAGTCTGGTGATTATGTTGTTGATGATTTCTCTGTTGATGTTAGAGAATTTTATCAAACAGGTGGTAATTTAGGTGTTTATCCATTAAATTCTATTTCAAATACAGTAAATGGACTTACAACAACTGAAGCTGCAGATAAGTTAGTAACAAGTATTGGTCCAGGTAAGGCATATGTTAAGGGATATGAGATTGTTAATAAAGAAACAAAGTATTTAACAATTGGTAAAGCAAGAGAAACTCTTGATAGATCTGATATTCGTTTAAAGACTTCTGGATTGCCAACATATAAGGTTAATAATGTATATGGAACTGTTCCTCTTAATACAGAAGGTGCTCAATTAACTGCTTATCCAAATGTTTTCCTTTGTTCAAATTTTAATGATGGATCTATTGGATTAAACAATACAGAAACAACTACTGCTGCAAAACAGACTTTAGATCGTAGAGGACAGTATTTTGATATTGATGCAGGAATTAGAACAGTATATTTAAAACTTGATTCTGCTGTAAATATTGATGCACTTAGTGGTGCAACAACAGATAATGATTCAAGATTAGCAGCATTAGAAACACTTTATTTTATTGTTACTAGAACTTCTGCTGGTGCTCCACAAAATGTTAGTTCTGTTAAGACAATTGCATTTTCAATTGTAAGTAGAGTTGAAGTTGATTCAAATACATCAAATACATTCCTTGAACTTACTTTAACTGGCACAAAGAGTGAATTAGATCAGTTTTTCCTTGAGTATGATACTGGTGCAACTAGCAATTGGGAAAGAAGATTGTTCCACGGTTCTTCTGCTGAGAGTAATGCTACGAATGATACAGGACAATTAGGACATATTGTTGATTATAACGAAACAATTACTCCTGTTATTGGAATGGCAAAACCAAGTAATGTTACTTTGGTTGAGAAAGGTAATGGATTTAATTCAGATGTAGATGTTGTTGTTTCTAAAGGCCGTCAGGATAATGGAGACGCTGTTTACAATAGTACATTTGGTCTATCTTATTTTGATCCCCAATTCTTTACTAGAATCCTTTTAGATGAGGCGATTAGTGATTCAAGTACTTTCACCACTGGACAGTATGTTTATGGTCTTCAAAGCGGTGCATATGGTGTTGTAGAAGGTGCTGCTGGTAAGGCATTCAGCGGAGTAAAGACTTTAATGATTAAAACTCTGTTTGGAACATTTAAATCTGGTGAACCAATTAGAGATGAAGGAAATAATACACTAAGAATTGCTAAAGATAATACTATTTCACACTTTATTGTTAACGATAGGGGTATTGGTTATGTACCAGGAACTAAATTAAGAATTGATGGTGTTGATTTTGATACAGCGAAAGTATCTTTAACTATTAGTGGAACAAAGATTATTAGTGCTACTATAGCAAACAGAAATCTTGTTAACACAGAGTATTCAAGGCCACCTATTGTTAATGCTGTTCAAGGTAGTGGTGGTGCTGCAATAACTGATGGTGCAGTTGTTACTCCAGTTTTGGTTAGAGATTCTGTATCCACATATACTCCCCAAAATGTTAAATCATTTTTCTCTGAATTTGGTTCTGGTAATATTAACAAATACACTGCTGATATTGAAGTTAACCGAGAAAAGTATTCAGAATCTAAGTCAGTTACTGGTTTTACATTTAGTGGCACATTAGGTAAAAAGTTTATTGAATGTAATGGATTTGGTGGTGATAGTACAAAGGTATTGCAGCAAGGAGATTTAATTCAATTTAGTGATTCAACTGATACTACTATTCGTGCAATTGTTCAGCAAGCAACTAAACCATCTGGTGTATTAAAATCAAGGATTTATCTAGACAGATCTCTTCCTGCTAATGTGAGTAACAGTAGTGTTGTTAGAGTTCGTCCTACTATTAGTAATTTTAATTCAGGAACTCTTCTTTATAAGACAGGAACCAATCAAGTTAGTTCACTTGTAGCAAGTAGTACAGATTCTAAGATTACTTATCATCTCAGAAGAGATTTTGTAAGTACTGGTGCTGCAAGTGGTGGAAAGATTACATTTGCTGCTCAACTTGATTTTGGAACACAGAGGTTTGTTTCTTTTACAGAAAGTAATTTCTTAATTACAGTTCTTGATAAGGGATCTGCTCCAAATATTGTTGATGGTGATGTTGTTTATATTACATCAGATCAAGTAAGTATTACATCTTCTGTTGATTCTTCTAGTGGTCTAACTTCTGGTAGTGTTACTTTAAACCTTCCTGATACGTATTTTGGTACTATGCCAACTAATCCTACGTATCCAACGTTGAAACTAACAGCTACATTGAAAGTTACAAAGGCAAAACCAAGACTTAAGACATCGGTTATCAACAAAAGAATTATTGTTGAATCTGTTAATGATAGTGTTATTCCTTTCCGTGGTAATGATTATGACACTACAACAACAGCAGTATACAGTTATGCTGATGCATATAAACTAAAATATGTTTATATGGGTACTACAGCAAATGCTCCCACTGTAGATAAAACTGGTACTCTTGTTAGTGGTACTGATATAACTGATAGATTTACATTTGATGATGGTCAGAGAGATACAGTATATGACACTTCAAGAATTGTATTAAAACCAGGTGCTGAAGCACCTTCTGGTAAGTTGGTTATTGCTTTTGATTATTTTGAGCATACTGCTGGTGACTTCATCACAGTTGATTCATATTTACATGAAGCTGGTGTAGAGTCAAATGAAATTCCTTCGTACAATTCACCTGCATTAGGTAATGTATCATTAAAGGATGTTCTTGACTTCAGGCCTAAGGTAGATAATGATGCTATTATATCAGGATATCAGAATAATTCACTTTTAGGTGGAGCAAATACAAGGTCATTTACTGGAACTGGTGGTATTGTTTCCAGCACTCCTGCTCCTGATAGTGGACTAGAGTATACATTCTCTTTCACTCAGACACAATATCTTGATCGTATTGATGGTGTCTTCTTGAATAAGAAGGGTAACTTTATAGTTAAAGAAGGTAATTCTTCTCTTAACCCATCAAAACCAGATCCTGTTAGTGATGCTATAGCATTGGCGTATGTTTATATTCCTGCATACACACAATCAAATAAAGATGTAAGAATTACTCCTGTTGACAATAAGCGTTATACAATGCGTGATATTGGTAAACTTGAGAAGCGTATTGAAAGATTAGAATACTATACAACATTGAGTATCCTTGAGCAACAAGCACTCAATATGGAAGTTCTTGATAGTACTGGTGGTAATCGTTATAAGAGTGGTTTCATCGTTGATAATTTTGAATCGCATAAAATTGGTAATCTAAGATCTACAGATTATAGATGTGCTATTGATACTCAGCAATCTGTTATGAGGCCTGAGTCTAGAGAAGATTCATTTAAATTAGAAGAAGTTTATACAAGAGATGATCAGAGAACAACTGCTGGTTATAAGAGGGTTGGAGATCGTGTTACCCTTCCATATACTGAATTAAATTTACTTGGAAATAATTTTGCTACTAAGAAAATTAATCCTAATCCATTTGTTGTTCTTCAGTATGTTGGTGATTCATTTATTGGTCCTAGTGTAGATTCTTGGTATGATACTTCTGTTGAACCATTAGTAACTGATAATAATACAAATCTTTATTCTATCTTCTTAGCAAAGAGTAATGTTAGAGAGTCTCTTTCAAGTCTTTATAATTCATATAAAGTTAATTGGATAGGTGCTAACAGAGCATTCTTTAATATTGGATCATTCTCTGATACTAATAGTAATCTTGCATCTTCTAGTGTTACTAATGCATCCGTTGGTAGCTCTTCAAATATTAGTCCTCAAAATAATGAGATTGGTAAAGGAATTAGTACCAAAGGTGTTGGCAACAATGTAATTTCTACTTCTTTATCATTCTTTGCTAGAAGCGTACCAGTTAAGTATGTAATTAATCGTCTTAAGCCTAATACAAAGGTCTATGCCTTTATGGAAGGTCAAAATATTGCTCGTTGGGTTAATCCTGATACAAGATATACAGGGATTGCTGGCAATTCTTTATCTGCATTTAATGGATCTATTACTACAGATGAGAATGGTAATGCTAGTGGAATTATATTAGTTCCTGCTGGTTTACCACCAAGAGAGAATACTACATGGACAGGTAATACTGATACTGTTCTTTATGATGCTGCTGCTAGTGAAATCAGATTTACTACTGGTGTTAAGACTATTAGGTTTACATCAAGTTCTACTGATGATGATAAGAATTTGGCAGAAACATATGCTGAAGTTAAGTATTATGCTACAGGAGCAATTCCAGAGAATCCATCTTCTATTGTTTCCACTTCTCCTGCATTCTTCAAGTCTAATGAAGGAACACAGTTAACTGCAAGCAATACATCAAATCCAATTAGACCAAATCCCCTTGCTCAGACATTTAAAGTTGAAAACTTTGATGGTGGTGTATTTACAACAGGATTAGATTTATTCTTCTCAACTAAGAGCGATAAGATCCCTATTAGGGTTTATCTAACTGATGTTGATAATAGTAAGCCTGGTAAGAATATTATTCCTGGAACACAAAAGGTTCTTACTCCAGATACTTATTTGAGAGTTATTGCTAGTGATAATTTAAATATAACTAAGGCAGAAAAAGTAACTGGTGCAACATCTAATGCTTCTGGTCCTATTTCTAAAGTATTTGATAAGAATAATCTTGAGTTAACAGCAACTGCTGCTGGTGTATACACTTTATTAAACGATCAAGTTTATACCTTAGTTCTTAGCAATCATACTGGTGTGTCTTTCCAGCAAGATGAAAATATGACAATTCCATCTTTAACTCTTGCTAACAATATAGGTAATACTACTAATACTCTTAAGATAGCAAAAGATTCTGGTAGAGTTACAGGCCTTAATGTTACGGCAACTGGATCTGCTTATGATTCTGCAATTGTAACGATTGAGAGTCCTCAGAATCCTGGTGGTGGTACTGCAACTGCAACTGTAAGGGTTTCTGGCGGTAAGGTATATCAATCTGAAGTGGTTCTTTCTGGTTCAGAGTATACAGAACCTCCTGCTGTTGTTTTGGCAGGTACAGGAACAGGTAATGCAGGTGCAATAATTGAATCTGTTATTACTATTGATAGTCCAGCAGTTAGAATGGGTGTTGCAATTGATGATTCAACAACTACTGTTGTTAATTCTACAACTCCAACTAAATTTACATTTGATTATCCAGTTTATTTACAGAATGATACTGATTATGCTCTTGTTCTTGAGACAGATTCTACTGATTACTTTGTATGGGCATCTAAACTTGGTGAGATAGATATTGCTACTAGTACAACAGTAACAACTCAACCTGCTTTAGGTTCTCTCTTTAAATCTCAAAACACTAATGCTTGGACAGAGGATCTATTTGAAGATCTTAAATTTAAGTTATATCGTGCTGAATTTGATGTTACTAGAACTGCATCATTACTTCTTACTAATGAAGAACTTGGATATGAGCTACTTGAATCAAATCCAATTGAAACTAATGCTGAAGCAAATA